AAAATAAACACTCTAAAAGCACCAAAAATCCACGAATCGGGGGGTGATAAGGCTCCCTAGCTTTTTCTCCGCTCCAAAAATTTACAAAACCCCCTAAGAAACGTGTCGGAAAATCGTTTAGATCTCTTTTTCTATATAAAGAAGAAGAAGAAGAAGAAGAATAAGCCGTCGTACCTAGTAGTAATAGGCCGTAAAACTAGGCTAGAGCTCTATCGGACTAAGGGTGTTAAATAGGGTCTCCCCCGTAGTAGCCTATGAAGCAAGCAAGGAAACGTGCATTAAAGAAACTAAATGCATTGGCTAAAAAATTAGGGTTTGAATGAGTAGACCTGAATTTTGGTATGATGAAGTGAAATGTTTGAAGTGCGGAAACATTGGTTTGACCAGTACAGGTAATTGTCGTAGATGTTACCAGGGGCATAAGATCCATGCCGACTAAATTTCAACGGAAGCAGATCAAGCTTCATCCAGAAGTTATGACAAAGCTGGAAGATATGAAAGACACACTCCATAATTATGCATCCCCTCAAAGTCTTAGATCAGAAGATAAAGATCCATTGAGAAGACCTATGTCTTGGAATGAATTTTTTATAATGATAATTTCCGACTGGAGAGCAGGTAGATCTAAATGTCATTGTGGACATTTTACCGACTGTGCATATTGTGAATTATTACGCAGACAGGATAAAAGAAATCGATTAAATGAATAATTATCAAAGGAAAGCCAGGGACGAACTGTTAACTGATCTGGTCATACGTTGTAAAGAATGTCATCGATTAATGCCTCCTGTTATGCGACATGATGACAAACCCACACTCTTCTATTGTTTGTATTGTGAACGCTGGGGACCTGTCGAATTAGTGTAACCACTTACCTCATTTATATACCTCTTCAAAAATAACTCCTAATGCCCAAGGGTGTTTATCGTAAGAAGACCAAACGCGGTTGGATGCATTTTAGGGATGGAAAGCTAATATCAAAGTCGTCCTACCTACGCTCTAAAGGTGCTAAGCGATCAACCAGGAAAGGCGGCGTTCGAAAGACTGCCCGTCGGGCATACGTTCGCAAAAACAATCCACGGAGAAAAATGAGAAAATCAATTCCACATCCATCGGTTACTGGTATGGCCTCTGGACTCGCAATAGCCGCATACCTTAACCAGGGAAAAGAAACCACAACCAAAACAAATGGTTTTCCGATTACCACCACCGTCGAAGGTGTTATCAAAGACGTTACCGACGGCCAACTCGGTACCGCATTCAATACCCTGTCATCTAACGCAATCAATATGATCGCAAGTGACGCAGGGCGTAAGACATTAGTGACTGCTTCAGGCATAGCAATCTTAGGAGCCTTTGCCAGGAAGCAGTTTCCTAACCTAAAACTCGGAGGAAGTAAACTATACTTCAGAATATAAGATGGCAGTAACAACAATAACCAGGACCTACGACAGCACGCCGACAGATAAGACCTATTTTTCGCTTACCGATAATATGTCAAGTTCTTCGCTCGGCAATATTCAAACGCCACAGGGCTCACAGAGGATCTCCAGGATCGACGTAGCTATGGATGCGCCCGATACAAAAGGCGTAGTTCTGGCTGGAAGGCTTTTGGGATCTAATATGTCAGAACAAAACCTTAGCCTAGCTGGATCTTGCGGAGATGTCGCAGACGCTGGCGGTACGGCTCAGTTCAATATGATCCCTACAAACTTCAGTGTTGTAGGTGTCAATAATATAGATCTCCAGGTCGCATTTCAATTTACTTCTGGCACACCAACGGCTTCAAGCCTTAGTGTGACACTGTACTTCGAATGATCCGTTGAATGGCTAAGAAGAATATAGCAACCTTTCTAGGTACTCAGAAGGGCCTTTCAATTGTTGGTAATCATGCTTATGCATACAGTGGATCAATAAACAATGATGGATCTGGCACAACTACAGTTTTAGAATTTAAAACTGGTAGTGAATATGTTGTAGGACAGATGCATTTTATTTATTTTACCGAAAGCGGAACTCCAGATGCCGCTTATACCTTATTGATCAATGGTGAAAGCGTTTATGCATTAACTATGAATGGGAATATTAGTGACGTTAACAGACCAGATGTTGCCGTTTTATTACCTCCACAAAGCACAATACAAGTATTAGTGCAAAGAATAAGCGGATCTGGAACTATTGCTTTAGGTGCGTCATTTACTGGTAGAGTCTATAATGCATGACCCTAGGGCCTTCTAAATCAGTCTCCAGAGCCAAGGACGGCAAGATCTACGGGTGGAGTGGAAGTTATGCCCTTACTTCTTCTGCTGTCACCCTACTGGATTATACAAACCCTTCAGCATTTTATCTTACCAGGGTAACTTTAGGGATCGATTGGAGCGGTATATCTGCGGGTGAAGTTTTGAGCTATACAATCAATGTGGATAATCAGGCATTATTTGTTGAAAAATTGGTCGTAGCTTCTGCCAATATCGGACAGCAACCTAAGATGTATGAGTTTATCATACCACCTAATAGCACAGTTAAAGTTCAAGCCACTGAGAGCGCTAATAATGGGGGTATTTCGTGTATCCTGACGGGGTATAGAGTATGAAATTCCCTAAGAGTGAAAAAGACTTTGAAGAGTTAATGAAGGGGATAAAGTGGAATAGGATCATCCCGCCCCTGGTATCGGTCTTACAACCTGTTATTCTTTTTGGATTGTGGTTAGGTTTTGCTAAGTTAGATAAGAGAGCGGATGCAGTTAGTAAATTAATTGCGATTGCTGAACCGCTCCCTTTTGAAATAGATCTAAATGTACCACAGCCGGTTGTCCTGGCTTCTTTGTATCATTCAGTAGATGAGACTTTAGATATTTTAGAAGAAGTTATGACACAATTAGAAAATTTTAATTTGCCTTCCGTTGAAGAAATAGTGAAAAGAGTTAAAGAAGAACTTACTCCAGATATTATAGAAGAAACCGAAATTCAAAAGCCTAAAGAAGGTGAAACCTGGCAACAGTTTTTAGAGAGACGTTTAAGAGAAACGGGTTTGTTTGGATGACCGACGCCACGTTTGCCGCCATTTGGATTTTGAGCTTTGGGCTTTACTTATTAATTTATACTTATTGGATTCCGCTAAGAACTCAGCAAAGAATAGAGAGCTGGCTAAGATCAGAAGAAAGTGACGAAACTTTGCTTATGTCTCTGGAAGTGATCACTAAAAGAATCAGAGAACAAATGTTAGTTGATTTTGAAGAATTTATGTTGCCTCAAGCGCGCGACAATCTTAAAAAATTCTGGGCTGGGGCAATGGGAGCGGCCGCCAAAGAAATGAAACATTCGGAGGAGGGCGGTCAACTTTCGCTTATGCATACGATCGCCAATGATCTTTCCGATCAACCTTGGTATATTCAAGCGTTAGGGTCCAAATTGTTACCCGCCATTACTGAGGCAGTCAAAAAGCAACCAAAAAGCACTGAAAAGCAGATACTAGGTATGGGTCTGCAAAAATAAACACTCTAAAAGCACCAAAAATCCACGAATCGGGGGGTGATAAGGCTCCCTAGCTTTTTCTCCGCTCCAAAAATTTACAAAACCCCCTAAGAAACGTGTCGGAAAATCGTTTAGATCTCTTTTTCTATATAAAGAAG